ATGCAACTGCAGCATTTGTAGGTATCTTAAAAGCTATGGCCGTGGCCTTATTCATTACAAATAATTCTTGGTAGTTATCGTTAGTAGTCGCTGTGTAGTCATTCGTCTGCGTATTTACGTCAAACTGCACAAGGCTGTTCATGGTGGATGAGGTCAGCACATCCCCGGTGACGGTTGGAAAACCTGAAATGGCCATCTATATCTCCTTAGTATGAAAGCGTGTTAGTTCCTAATACGCCGTATTGCGTAGAATTTAAAATAAACGCATCGATAATAGGCTCTAGCGTTGTAAATTTTACCCGCCATTGGTTAGGTTTTATAGTCATAGCCACGCCAAATATTTGCAAAGTTTTAACTAGGCTAGATGATCCTGGCTGAGTGGTAGTCACGGTTATAGGATCAAAGAAATCTAGGTCTAAGGCAGCTACTATGCCTGAGTCATAGTTTTCTGTGTATAGGTCAAGGGTAAGTGAGTCACACCGCACGCTTGTCTCGGCACGGCTGGCTACGTATGCCTGCCCATATTGCAGGGCTACCGCATCGGTTTCCATAAGTAAATTGCTCTGTGTGTAGCTGTGTAAAAAATATTTGTCTATGCTGGCCGCGTTGCTAGTTTGCTGCACAGTTCCATTAAGTCTAGTGATGTTAGCTTGGTTATAAATAAGCACGTCATTTAGTACCCAGTTAGCATCAAAGTAGCGAATATCGCCGCCGGTATCGGTAAAAACTGTAGGCGTGCCGGCTATGCTGCTAGATGTAAGCGCTCGATCTTGGAATACAAATGAACCAGCCGCATTCACATAAAACGCTCCATACTCGCTAGTAGATACCGTCTGGCAAGCTGCTAGCGCCGTGCGCTGTGTGCCAGGGTCGGCCTGCATGGTCGTTTGTCCAGGGTCTACGTCGCGCATGGATGAAGGCCACGACACGGCATCAAGCAAGTTATTGATCCGCGCACCGCTTAATTGGCCTGCCGACGTTCCAGCCACGGTAGTTATTTGAGCATTTTGTAAAAGTCTAAAAGCATCTACAGCTGTAATAGTCGTGTAAACCAAATCAACCCCTGCTTCTTGCGGGGTTATTGTGTCGTAGCTTGTTATAAAGCCTTCAAATATAGGGTAAGTAATACCTAGGTGGGTAGCCGATATTTGTAGCTTGCGCATCGGGTCTAGTAGGCCGTAGTACGGGCCAGCTGTATTTAAAGGGTTAAAGTCTCCATTTTGATCGACTATGCGCAGGGTGCATACCCCTGTCTGAAATTGGTCAGCTTCGGCGTTACGGCCTCGACGGGTAGTTATGCCATCGACTTGGTTAGATACGTCAACAATTAGCGCTGCGTTATCTGCCAAAATGTTAGTACCTAGTATGCCTTGGCCCAAAATCATGGCCTGTGCAAAACTTGGCCCTGTACCAAAATTTATAAACGCATTTACCGTAGGAACTGGCATTATGGCAATACCTGTAACGCGCCGGCAAATGTTGTGCTAGACCCATAGCGGTTTAGATTTTGTAGCGCTCGCTGCATAGCCTCGGTCAAAGCATCCTCTGTGCCTAGCGGCGTGTTAATTGTAAAATTGTTATAAGTATCGCCAATAGCACCTATGCCGCTTGAACCGCCTGTAACACTTGCCAGGGCCGCCTCAGCTTCCATAAGCGCTAAGGCTGACTCGATCAGTACAGCGTTAGATAAAGACTCGTTGGCTACCCCCGCAGGGCTTATAGCCGTGGACATAAATTGAGCAGCTGGCACGCCGCCTATACTCATGCCGCCTATGCCTAGCGCTGCCGATCTTGCAGCCTCGGCTAGCTTGTTTATAGATGCGGTAGCTTCTAAGTCTGCCTTCATTTTTAGCAAATTAGCGGCATCTAATTGCGCCAAGCGCTTAGCGGCTGCATTTTCATCCTCATCCATAATGGTAAGCAAGCTGCGGATGCGTGCCTTTTCTGCTTCATCGGTCGAATTGGCCAGCGCGGTCTGTAGGTTTATGCGCTCTACGTCAAATTTTTTCTTTAGCTCATCGAGCTCTGATTGCTTCTTTTTTGCTGCTAATTCGGTAGCTGCTAATTTTTGTTTTTCTTTTTCTGTTCTGTTTTGCTTTTTTAGTGTGGCTACCATAAGCGCACGCTCAGCCGTCTCAGATGTAAAATACATTGAGGTCGGACTATATGGGGCTCTTTGCGCCGGTATCTTTTGAGCTTCCATACCTAGCGCCTTAAAAGTAGCTAAGTCAAGACGCAATAACGCTAAACCCTGGCCTAGACCCGTTCCAAAACTTACATTAAATTTAGCCGCCGCTGTAGCGAGCAGACCCATTAAAGTGACGGTTTTTTCTATACCGTCTTGCGTTTCACCGCCGCCTATAGCCTCTAGCGATTGCAGCAAGCTGCCGCCTATTACTGTCTGCGCATCCTCAGCGGCATTTTTTAAAGCAATTATCTGACCGCTTGTAGTTTGGCGCAGGCTGGCATTAAAACCTTTGTAAGTTGAGTCAAGGACTTTTACCAGGGCGGCAGCTCGCTCAGCCTCAGTACCGTTTTTTATTAAATCTTTTGTTACGTCATCGAGCACGAAACCTGTTTTGGTCAATGAAGCAAAATTGCCATTTAACGCTTGGGCAAGCCCGTTGGTCATCGATTTAAAATCGGATGCGGATGCAGTTGCACCCTTTTCGGCTGTTACGTAGTCCAGGATTGCAGGCGTAAGCGCTTTTATAGTAGAGACTTGCAGGTTAAAAGTTGCTAGCTGTGACTGCACCTGGGTAATGCTGCCGGCAGTTATTACCCCTAATTTTTCCAACGCGGAAGCCTGAGCGTTTAATGCACTTACTTGGCTGTAGGTAGCACCGACGGTTACGTCTAATAGTTTTGCTAAGCGTTGCTGTTGTGCCTCGGCCTCGGCAAACGCTAAGACCGATGCCTTGCCAAATGCAAATATTTTTTGCGTAGCAAATAAACTTACGAAAGTTTTTGCTAGTTTGTTGCTAGTTTTTTGGAATTGGGTAAGCTGCTTCTCACCTTTTGCTAGGGCTGTGCCGTTCCATTTGGCAATAGCGGCTACGACTATATTTGCCATTACGCGGCTACCTTATATCTGCCTGCGGCCATGCTGGCATTAAATTGATTTACAGCTGCATTTAAAGCTAGGTTTACAGCTTGTGAAGCTTTGCCGTTATCTTCATCCCAAGCTCTAAAAATCAAACGGCCTCGCTGATCGGTACTGCCAAATCTAGGATCGGCCATACCACGTGTGCCATATAACGGGCCAAGCGGCTCTAAAAATTGTGCCCTAGCATTTGGATTAAGGCTGCGTGATGCTTTACGACTAGCATTTAAACGCCCTGATGTTTCATAAATAGCACCGCCGGCGGATGTATTAGCAACATAGTGAGTAACTTGAAACCTACGTCTAAATTTTGCGCCCATTACTTCGCCAAAATTGTTAGCCCCTTGGCGATAAATTATGCCCTGGGTGACTTCGGCCTGGTCGTACTTTGGAAATGCTCGGTAATTAGCAGTAGCTTCGGATGCAAATGTGCCAACCCATCCGCTTAACATTTGGTCATTTCCAGGTGCATAGGCCTTGGCCTTATCCCGTATAGGCATCATCGCACGCTTAATATTGGCGTTCATTTGCTTAGCAAGGTCAGGATCAAATTTGCGCATAGCCTTAAGCGTTTCTTGTACGCCTGTGACGTTTACTGGCATCTATTCGCTCCTTTGCTCGATCTCCTAAAACTTGTAATACCGCTTTAAACATAACTTCATCCATAGCCAGGACTTGATCGGGGCTAATTTTTAATTCGATGGCTAGGGATGCCACCAAATATGTAAAACTGCCCCGATCTATCCTTTTGGGCTGTCATCCTCGATTACCTCTACTGAGATAAGCGAGTTTAGAAAATCATCTCCAAATGGCGGTATTACTTCCGTGCGCATCAACGCGTTATGAGCTAACCAATAAAGGTCGGAATTTTTCTCATGTTCGCGCAGCTGCTTATACAGGCCTTGGCCTGCAAATTTTTCAAAGGCCACCTCAACCACCGGGGTAATACTTACGATAGTTTCCCCGGTAGCCCTTACGATTTTTAGCCGTGCCATTGTTTGCCCCTTAGTTAAATGAACCGCTAGTTGCGTATGCAACCGCAGATGTGCAGGTAAAAGTCATAGATGACCGTGCAAAATCCTCTGGACCACCTGTACCTACAGGAGTCAAGTTATTGACCAAAATAGATACTGTGTATAGCGGATTTGTTGCACTAATTACTGTGGCTGATGCCGCACGTACTGGCACGATTAAAGCAGTTACGGATGTGCCGTATGCGGCTTGCAAGGTTGCCTGGACTTTTGCAGCTGCCCAGTCATTTAGAAAATCTACAGTAAGCGTAGATGCTTCCAAACCTTTAGCGAATTGATGAGCAGTTGCCCCCATAGCTGTGGTTTCGATTTCGTCAAATGTCTGCGTCAATGTAATTGATGTTACATATTCGCTAAGGTCCACGGTGGCAATTTTCAGGCCAACGTTATTATCTAGATAAATTGCCATGCGTTATTCCTCATCCTTCTTTGTAGTTTTTCCTGGTATTGGCAGGCCAAGTTTTTTTAATACTTCCATGTCTGCCTCGGTTATTTGTTGGTCTGCCATTTTAGCTCCAAGTTGTTAGTACGGTTATTTGTAGGTCTGCCATGAGTAGTGCCCCACTTTCAGCGTTTAATACTGTAGGCGCTGAAATTTGGGTAACGCTAAATACGATCGCGCTGTCAGCCAGCTTGTTAAATACTGCGATCATCGTGTCCTCAATGCCTGCAAGGTTGCCCTGATTGTCAAATGCCGGCACGGTCATAGTTATTTTAAAATTTGCCTGTGGTCTGATAGCAGCTTGGTTAAAATGGCCGTTAGCAGGCACAATGTAAGGATCGGATGGAGACACGATCACGCTATTAGCCATAATGGTTGCAGGCGGGTAGCTAAAAGTTTGCCAAACGCCGGCATTAGCCAGGGCGGTTGCAATCGTCGTGCGCAGGGTAGTAATGGCCGCTGGCATATCAACCCACCATAGATGCAGGCGATAAATATGGCGCTAGCAGCCCACGTATTTTGCCGATCATTGTATTACCCATGCGATAAGGGCTTGGGCCCATATCAACGCTTACGCCGCCTGTCTGGCTGACTTGCCGGGCTTGCCAGATATCTACTGCCAAAATCATCGCTGCCTGGCGCACGCTGGCTGTGGAGGCGTATGAGGCTGTCTTAGTGTCCTCGCCTGTGGCCGTGCCGTATGGCAGCACACGTCTAAAATTTTGATCGGCAGCTGTCTTGGCATACTGGATAAAGCTGTAGCCCATAGGGTTTTGAAAATACTGCAGCTGTAAATTAAAGGCTGGCAAGATGTTGCCTGTGCCTGTGCTAAATGGGATCGTGCCTGTGACTGTATATGTGCCGTTAAATGTTGAACCAGCCCCGGCGATCGTTACCGACTGTGAAGTTGTAAAAATGCCAGGATTGGCCAGCATTACGGTAGCGACGTTATTTACTAACGCAGTCCCCACCACCGCAGCACTATCAAACCATAAAAAACTATTGATCTGATCTTGCGCCGCTTGGCAGCACTCCTCGACTGTGTTATCCGCATATAAAGAGCCTATGCCTAAATTCGCGCGTAACTCAGCTACCGTTACATACGTTGCAGGCATTTTGTACTCCTTTGTAAAAAGGTCGGTGGGGTCAAGGGCTTAGACCCCACCGACTGCTAGGGATTTAGTTCAGGTTAAACTTAACGATACCGTTAGGCATCTTGGCAATAGTTGCCATGTAACCGTAGATTGCTACCTGTACCTGTAGGTTTGAAACTACGTTCACAGACATATATGCCTGCGGGCTTTGATAAACGGTAAATGCCTCAGGTGCAAGGATCACAGCTGAGTCATCGATGGTTGTAGTGGCTGTGAAGTTTTTATCGACATATAGATCGAGTCCGAGTACGTTGCCGCGAATTGAACCAGGCTGTACTAGACCGCCTGCGTTCATTGGCTGTGATGCTGAGTAAATTGGGCGGCCTGTGTTATCCGTTGCGCCAAGCAAAATTTGCCATTGGCTTGGATTTGCCACGTAGTTGCTTGCAAAATAACCAGTTGCGGTATAAACCTTGCGAGCTGAGTCAGATGCGAACTCAATAATACCGGCTGAGTCTGCATCGCAACCTGATGAATACTGACCTGCAGCAATAAGTGCTGCTAGTACTGTCGTGTCAATAGTCTTTAAATATGCGTTTTGTAGTTGGTTAGTCAATTCACTAAAAAAGTTGCCATCACCAAATCCGCGCTCTAGCAATTCGATGCTGATGGTATTCATGCCTGAATACTTTGCAACTGTACCTGTGAGATAGGCAGTTTCCATGCCTGTATTTTGTACTGCGCCTGCTTCGGCTTCAACTGTTACAACTGGTGCAACGCCTGTACCACCACCGGCAGAAGTTACAAGTGAAGGGACATTTATGGTCATACCATTTTGGGGCAAAATTCCACGGCTGCAGGCATCTATGGCCGGGGTTCCAAATCGAGTATTTGTTGGGAATTCTGACAAATACTGGGTTGGATTAAAACCTGGATTTGTTGCGAAGCTGTCATCGGCTGCGGTTACGTATAGACGTGAGTCATCGTTACCTAGTGCAGCTTTGATCTTGTGCTCGGTGTATGCGCCCATCGATGTGATAGGTGTGCGTACGCTCTGGCTGTTTAGTGCTGAAGGAAGGATAATTTTACGAGCTGCTTCTACTACTGGCGTAGCCGCTTCCTCTGCCTTATCCTCGGTTGGATTTTCGGGGGCTGTGGTCACAGCGGCCTCGCTTTCTGTTTCTGTTAGTTGGGTTTGTACTTCTACCGCTTCGCTTTCGCTGGCGGCAATACTTTGCACGGCTGCGCTTGAAAATGCCGCGCTTTCAACAAGCGACACCTCACGCAAATTAGCAGCCGTGACCAGGAGATAGCCGTCTTTAGGCTCTGAGGCTGTTACTTCAACCCCAACGGATAGGCCATCCATTAGCTGCTCCTGGGCTAGCAAAATTGCATCGCTACCGGCGGTGCTACGGCTTATTGAAAACGAAGCGTACATACCTTGATCGTCTGCGCTGTACGTACGCATGCGCCCTACAACTTTTGAATTATCGTGAGACATAAGCAATTTAACTTTGGCAGCATCTAAAACTTTTATGCTGCCTTCTTTAAATACAACTTTGCCTGCAGATGTGTAGCCCACCTCACCATACGGCGCGATCTTGCCGCTAATCATGCGGCCTGCTTCATCAGCTGCCGTGATGTTTGCGCTAAAGGTTAATATCATTTGCTTCTCCATTACCGTAAGGGGTCATGCTTTCCATTTCGCGTGCTGTTTCAACGTCAATAAGTTCTAACTGCAGCATCTTTTCAATAGCAGTAAGTCTTGCCATTGTGTCTGCACGTAAGAAGGTTTCATCAACGTTAAATTTTACAATGTTGCCATGCGCAGTAATGTCATCCATGCTTAGCCGTTCCTCGACTGCACAAATGTAAGGCTGCAGGCTGTACGCGACATACTCTTTACGGCTATCTAAGACGTTTTGATATGTCATGCTGTTATTCATATCGCTACTTACCATGAAGGCCGGAACGTTCATGAGTCTGGAGATTTCTGTGGAAAGGTATTGGCTGCTTTCGTTGTAGGTCATTTCTTTAGGAGAAAATCCTACAGTTTGATAATCTAAAGTTGAAGTTAAATATGCAGTACTGCGATTTTGTCTAGCCGATTTGAAAGCAGCTAGTAAACCTTGCACCTGCGCTTCAGGGAGGTCGGCCCCCTGGTTCCGGATTATTCCGGTGGGCATCGGTGTGGCGGCAGATATTGCAGCTGCTTTTTGTACGTCAAGTGCTGCCTGAATTGTGCGAGCACCTGTCTCTAATACGCCAGGTAATAGCGACTGAAATGTAACGAGTGATCCAATACCAGACATTGGCAAACGTACGCCATCAACTGAGTAGTACTGAACCTCGTAACCTTTTGCATCTGTTGTAACTGTTACGCGAGTATTTGCAACCCACTCAAAACCTGACGGCCTGCCATCATCTGCATACAAAGATGTAACGCGCCAGTAAGCAACGCCGTAAAAAATTAAACTATCAACTGTATAAGCAAGTGTTACTGCACGCGGCTGGCGCATGTCTGGTTGATCCAGCCATAGCGGAGACTGCAACTGCGCACCTGTAGATTTTTTGTAAAGTTCTAAAGGTAAATAACTAATTACGCCGCAAACCAAGTTACGGCAACGCGATACCGTTGCTACTTGCAGCGCAGTAGCCCGGTCCATAAGACCTGCGCCGTAACCGTTGCTATACATGCCGCCGAAGCTGTATTGCCCGGCACCAAAACGGTCGGACATAATGGCAGGCGCTAGTTGTGCATCGACCTGCACACTATCTTTACTGCGGATGCCTATAGCCTGTAGTAATCCCATGGTGCTATTTTTGCAAAATGTCAAGCATATTTTAGGAAAGGCGCGCCACAATTAAATGTAGATTTTGGCCTCGCTAATTGGCTTGGATAGGTGCATAACGGCCATCGCCATGCTGATCGGGGCGGCTACGCTGCCCTGCGATTTCTTTCGCACGATCCGCCATCCATGCTCCTTGCTGCTACTAGCCACGTTATTCATCTGCTCATCGAGCTCTGGCTGGCCGCCGTGCACCACGCGCTTATTATCGATTGCATCTTTAAAGGTCGAGCATGCGGTGTAAAACTGAGCACCTATGCAGGGCTCTAGCTTTAGGCCGCTATTTACTAAGCGCTCAGCTATGGCAAACGTTGTATATGAGTCGTGCAGTATCAACTTTGGATGCCACTTATCGGCCAGCTCTTTTATATCAACGGCTATTTGCAGCTCATTTACAGCTACTAAACTTTCCCATGTTTTAGCTAGTGCTAGGCCGATACGGCCATCAGGTAGCAAGCTAGCGGCGATAAGTGAGGCCGACCGGCGGGTATGCGGGTCAACGTCAAATGCGAACATAGTAACCATGCCAGGTGACATGACCATTTCCGTATCGGCCAAATCTTCCCAGCTGCCAGGTGTCCATGGGCTAGTCATGCCGGTATTTACAAACTGGCATAAGGTTTCGGTACGAGCTGCCATGATTGTGCTAGTAGCAATCGTTTCCTCAATGGACTCTTCCGAAATTAGTAAACCGAGGCTTGGATTGGCCTGCGCCCATGCTTGCCGATCCCATATATCGCAATTCTCGCTAGCGCTGTACTCATAAAAGCCAAGCGACTTAGGCGGCTTGGCCATCGAGCGCTCCCGCATGTGTATAAGCACGTCGCTATCAGCTGCTCCAGCGTTGGATGTATAAAAGCGTTGCGAGTTAGGCCGGGTAAGCGTAGTCGATTTACTTGCATCCATCGCGGCCTCATTGACCTCACGCAGCTCATCGATCCATAGCATGTCAGCAGTTAAGCCGCGGCTACTGTCGCTATTAGCTGCAACAACCTCTAGCACCGCGTTATTTTCCAGGATCAAGCGCTCCTTACCGTTGCTCTTACGGTAGGCAGCCTCGATCTTGCCATCCTTCACCTGCGCTAGTAAAAATGGGTTGCGTGCCACAATGTCAGCGATTATCTCTAGCGAGCGCTCGGCCATGCGCCGCTGGCTGCTCATCATCAAGATATTGCGCTCATCAAAGCAAAACAGCCCTGCCAGTACGCGCATCCGCAGCATATGACTTTTACCCGACTGCCGGGCACAAATAAACAAGCTGGACTTCTTGATAAATTTGCCATCTTCAGATATGGAGCACATATCATCTAAAATTAAACGCTGCCAGGGTAAAAGCGGCTGCCCAATCTTTTCGGCTAGCTCTGCGATCTCACCGCCCCGCGTTTTGGTTTTTAGCCACGGTGTGTGTAGTCGTGGATACAGAGCCCCCATCAGCGGCGGCGGGTTTTGTACTAAGACTGGCTTCATATGGCTAACTTTCCCTAGTCATCGGGCCTGGATGAACCACGCTCAAAGTTTCCCCAGGGGAGATAGGCAAAAG